TAGGCTTGCGTCTGATAGTTGTACAAGTCGTCCTTGCCCAGCCCACCTATACGAAACTTCTTAAAGGCGTAGTCACTCATGGACTTTACCTCTAAGATTGCTCTTGCATAGGTGGTTGTTTCTGTACCATCAGAGGACACACACTTCACAGGGACAGTCATTACCCCGTCAGGGTGACCAGAGATACGAGCCTCCCGGCCATCATCTAAAGGAATGTTAAGGAACACTGTCTCTTGATTAACATCTGTAGACTCAATCTTTATGTCAGTCCCAACGATTGCCTCATGTAAAGCTGCAACAATAACTAGCTCAACAATATCTCCGATAGCAAAAGCTATAGGAGAGCTTGCATCACCAACGAAACCATTGGGCTTGTAGTGATGGTAGTTGTAAGCTAACTGTCTGATACACTGGCCACAGTTACTAAGCCTAAGACCACCGGATGGTGACGGCCCCTCCTCTAATTGTCTAACAAGAACCTTACCTATCGCGGTAGGGTCGAAGTCAGACTTCAATCCGTACCCCTTCATCAATCTCTCTCTCACCATAAGGGCGAGGTCTGGCACCAGTATTGTTTCAAATGGTGATGTCTCTACTTCTTTCCATCTCATAACTACTCCAATGGTTTTTCATCAGTAAAATAAAGTTTATCTACTAGAACGATAGTGTTCCTTCCTTCAGAGCCCAGTCTTCCCATGACATGAACAACCTCATCAGCCGCCTCATCGCACAGTGTCGCTGCGTTCTTTCCAAAGGCTAGAATCTTTACAAAGGTATCGAACCTTGCCTTCTCCAAGCTTGGGTTTTTAAGAAGAGCACGAGCCTTCTTGCCACTAGAAGCAGAAGGACCGCAGTCCTCAACCTCTGTGACTAAGCCACAGAAGCTAACCAAGTTTGGGTATTGGTTTCTAAATCCCATTACTCACCTCCTAAAACGGAACCTCGCTGTTCCCGACCTCTTCAAAATATTGGTTGACCTTTTGATTAACAGTGCCAGCCTCGTACCATTTGACTACAGTATGAGAACCAATTGACATCTGCTTATCGCTTGCCTTGGTAGGATGTTCAGCACCCTTCCCGGTAAACTTTCCCTCCTTAGAAGGAGCAGTAGCAGCCTCAACCACATGCTTCAGAGGGACATCAATATCCATCTTCTGAGCAACAACCCTAAACCTTGCCTCCCGCCGTACCCTCTCATCCTTTATGTGACGAACAAGGTCTTCGACGGACATTAAATGTCCTTGCACTTCTCGTATAGATGGTGCAACGCAGTAACCGTTCTTGGTCCAGACTAATCTTTCTTCTGGGATACCACTTGGTTTGTTTTGACTTGGCTTTGAGTATGTTCTACCGAGTTCGTAAAGGTGTCTACCCATTCCCCAGAGGACAGCAGCACGTTTGATTGCTCCTGAGATACCGCCTTTCTCTGCTTCGACCTTGGTATCTCCTGCTCCATCCCACTTCCATACCCACTCACTGGCAATTCTAATTCCAATGCCAGCGAGGGTCTTTGCTCCCTCCACTCTGATTTGTACTTGCCAGTTATGTGGACCCACCGCATTGTCTAGCCTCTCCTGTATACATCTACTATCAAGATAAGCCAGTATCTGAGCACTGCCATTCTTAGTCATAGACTGGACTCTCCAGTATATCTCTTCATCGACAAAAGGTTGTCTCAACCTGCTTAATACTGATTCAATGTTTCTTGAATCAATTTGTTGTGGCCAATTCTTTTTCGTCATACTACCTCCCGACCGGCTAATTCCGGTACTGCATTATAATTCGACAGCCGCTGGCTGTCAAGGAAAAGACCCGCATGAAAGGCAAAACCAACCCACGGGTACGCTACACCAGACCCGGAAACCGGGCCGAACGGTACCTCTATCGAGGCACCAACCGCTACATCCTGTTGGATGAGTGGAAGAAAAGAACAGCTTGTCGTATAGGGAAGAGCAAGAGAAGCGTCTATGTTCTTGTAGATGCTATGAAGATTCTTGAGGACAGCACCAAAGAGCTTGAGATAAACTTCAGAGAGCTTGTCTCTGGTACACTTGACCTCTACTTCAAGACAAGAATGAGTAGGAACTTCCCCATCTTCTACGAATACAAAAGGCTGTTGGATGTGCTGATACATGAGTGGTACTACAGCACTGTTGAATATGATATTGAAAAAATTAAAGATGAACATGATGATGAACTCCTGATTGAGCTTCTTAGTTAGGTCCACTTCGGTGGCCACACTCCGCTCCACCATTCTGGTTCTGGTTCTTCTGAGTCGTATACTCTACCCCATGCTGTCTGTAGGCAGAGGTCCATGTCCTTTCTAGCCGCCTCCCTAGCAGCAAGGCTGATTAGTTGTAGTGGTTGGAACATGGTTGATAGTTCGTCATCGCTATAGACATCACTGCTGGCTACCTTCTTAGGTGGGTCGTAATAGAATGGTCGATAGATACCAAAGGCTAGACCAGCATCTTGAAGAAACTTATCTGATCCCCTGAAGTCAGAGGGGCTTGGCATACCTTTCTTTCCGTTTGAAATCCTAGTGTCTAGCACCCGATTGAACTGGGCCAGAGCAACGATGGCTACCCTCTCCTCTTTTGCTATCTGTCGGACGGCATCAGCAATAGAGTCTAGTCTAGTTCTCTCATCCTGCTTCCTGCCGTAGCCAGTGAGCAGTTGGATGTAATCAATCCATATCACCTGACAACCATGAACCCTCTTCATCTGTCGTATGCTAGAAGCTACCATATCTATGTTCCGGGAGACATCATCGACATGGATGGGTAGACGAGACACTTCGTTTAACCCCCAGCGGAATGTGTCTTGGTACTCTACATTGCCCTGAAGGGCTTCTCTTAGTGAGACACCGCTGAAGTAGGAAGCGAGCCTGTAAGCAAGCTGTTTGCTCCCCATTTCTACTGAAATTATTCCTTGTGGTATCCCAGCAATCGCACCTTTAGCAGCGGCAGCAAGCATAAAAGCCGTCTTGCCCATCTTCGTCCTACCACCAATGTAAGTCGGCAAGCCCCTCGGCCAACCCAGATAGTGCCTATCAAAGCTAGGCATCCCAGTAGGAACAAACTCACTGATACCACTATCGCCTTTGCACATGCCATTGAAAGATACCTCCGCTTCGTTGATAACAGATTCCGCTGACATGATAGCACCAACGGCTCTTCCGTTCTTATTCTCTAGAACCATCTTCTCTGCGTATGCTCTGATCTCTTCTACTGACTCAGTACCTCCGACTATCTTAGTCTTGATGTCTTCCACTGAGGTCATAAGGGACCGTAGCACAGAGCAATCATAGATTACTTTAGCATAAGCTGGTAACTTAGAATCTATTACAGCATTATCTCCCAATGAATGGAGATATTCAACGCTGCCATACCTATCTTCGCATCGTTGTGGCCCCTCCTTTTCTATGAGGACATGTATGCTGACTGGTTCATTCTGTGAAACCTGTCGTTGTATCCATTCAAAGAGAAGGCTGTGACCAGAGGATGAGAAGTCATCTTTAGACAGGATGCCTTCTACTAACTCTAGTCCTAATCCTTCTCCTAATATCAGTGAACCTAGAACTACTCGTTCTGTTTCACTAGGGTATAGTTGATTCATTTGATTCTCCTAATTGAGATTGTTGTTATAAGTATCGTCGTTTCAATATAGTGAAACGAGGTATAGGGTACCGTTGCATCGTTTCAATATAGTGAAACGGAGTAGAGGTACCGTTGCAACGCTTCGATTTGACAAGCTGCAAGCCACAAGCTATCTGGCTGGGAGGGAGGTGTCAAGGTGCAAAATTGTCAATCATCGAAAACGCAGGTTGATCCGTTGGTTTTGGCGGGTCGTGTTCTGGCCGTCTGGCGGGGTCAAGTCGGTATATCAGGGCGGGCTATGGCTCGACGACTGGAGGTAAAGCAACCGACATGGAGGAATGTTGAGCTAGGAGTTAAGCCACCGGGAAGAGTTCTGTTCATCAGAATGATACTGTTCCTCAAGCTAAAGAAGAAACAGATACTCTCACTCAGCACACTCTACCACTACCACAACATAGGACTAACAGCAGGAGAGAAGGAGATTGAAGATGCGCTAGATGCGTTCGACCTAGACCACTCTACCTTAGAGGCGGGATGGTAGCGGAATCAAAAGACCAGATTACATCCACTTCATCGTTCCTCAGAGGGAAGATAAAGTCTACTGATTTCTGTCATTACATAGCTACATATTCATTCATTAAGAATGGGAAGAAACGGAGGAAGTATGTTATCAATTTGGGTACAGTGATGCTGGGCACCCAATCATATTTCCTCGGTGCTTGCACTGGGGAGAGGTTCATCTTCTTGGGTCTTAATGGTAAGGTGTGGAGAATACCCGGAAAGCTCCTTAAAAATAACATCGTTGTCCCAGCAACCACGGACACCGATGCGATACGAGCGTGGGCAGACACCATCTCTCAGAGGATAGTCGATACCCTATCTCCAACCTTATCTCTCCAGATAACTAAAGAGACAAACATCAGGTACAACTCTATGGTTCGTTCACTGGTAGAGAAACGGATAGAAGAGTCAGTCATGCTAGGGCTTGAGAGGTCTTACACATACTATGCAGAGCACATCAACAGTGACTGGAACTACTATGATCTCCTAAGTCCACGGTATCCCACAATGAAACATGCTCTTTATGTTTCGCTGATGCTGGCGTTACCAGCTAAGACAGCAGCAACCCTTATAGAGATCGGCTCCCTCAGTGAGTTCCGGTGTCCCTTGATTAGTCCACAGATAGCTATAAACATATATCAACACGCTGTTCATCTGCTTTCTAAGCTGTGTCCAGAGTGGTGGAACAACGGTGCCTTTACTCGGTGGGAATACATCGGTAGTCTTGGTGACCTGTTCTACAAACAGTACGCAAACATTGTGGTTAACGCACACAACAAGAGCATTGACCTATCATCAGCAGCGGGTGCGGCTCGGACTGACCCGCTTGCTTCATACCAACAGCGAACCAGTAGTATAGAGGAGTAGTAATGTATAGGAAAAAACCAATCAAACCAGAAACCTTTGTCACAGCATGGCAGACCTCGGACTCAGTTGATGAGTTTTGTGAGAGAACAGGGATGAAGAAGAACTCTGCTGTAGTAAGGGCTTGTTCTTATAGGAAGAAAGGAATCAACCTAAAGAAGATGCCACGGAAGGGTGGTGGTCGTAATCCCCTAAATGTAAAACTGCTGAACCAACTTATCTCTGCTTCCACCGAAGAGGTGATAGAAGAACAAGAAAGCCCAGCAGTATTTAGTTGGCCTAAAATCCCACCCTGTTAAGAGCTGAGTGCTGCCTGTCCGTCTTGATAGGCTTGACCAAGGATATAACTAACGATGACTGTAGTTGAAGCAATCAAAGCCTCTGTTGGTGTGACCACACCTGTCATAGCTTCTAAAGCTAATGGTGTTACGGCACCCAAGAGAGCCATCCAGAACTTACGACTAACGAGTCTTGACTTTATATCATCCCACATACTTACCTCCTGATAGGAGAGTTCCCGATAACACCACTGTCAAAAAAAAACAAGGAGACAGAAACTATGGACGATCATGGAATAGATTTCGTTGGAGGAATTGTATTATTCACAGCCATTACTTATATACTGGTACATGCGGCGGCAGAGTGGTTAGCCAACGGATTGTGATGCCAGATATATTAAGAACATTTACAGGCTGGGAGTTGCTTGATATAAACATGTCAATCCATATTGGTCTGCTTCCGGGCAGACAGAAGCCTGTCCTTTATATGTTGGACAAAGACAATAACCCAACTGCGCTTGCGGTGTTCTCGGATAAGAAGTCTGTTGAGGCTGCAAGAATGTTATTGAACCGACTCGGAGAGGGTAAGCATGTCAAACAAATATAAGGCTGACTTGGTTGAGATGGGAGTTGTTCTAAAGGATGAGGGAGAAAAGACTCAGCTTATCCTAAATAGAAACCCACTTTCAATTGAAGGTTACCCAACCAGACTTATATGTGGCATGGGCATCACGCCTAAAGAGGCAGCGCGTAGTGCTATAGGTGAGGCAGCGGTAACGGTCGGTGGGATTGATATGTCAACCGAAGGATATAATAGAATAAATGATCTATCAACTGTTGAATATCTTGAGGACCAATATAGATACCTATGTGTTTTAATTCTTATCCCTATAGAAGAAGAGGTAAGAACTGAGGGCGGTGTTATCTTGTAGCAGAGAGGAGGGCAGCTTCAGTCAGTGGTCCTCGGACACCATCAACAACTAACTTATCACCGCAGGATCGCTGGAACTTAGTGAGTTGTTCTCTACTGTTTGAACCCCACACACCATCAACAACTAGGTTAGAACTCCAAGCGTTCAATGCTTCTTGCCAGTCTCTAACTGTGACGAGACTATCTTCGGGTGGTAGGTATGCTCTTACTGAATCAACCAACATAGTTAAAGCTGGACCCGGACATGCTGGCTTGCCAAAGTTATGATGACCCCACATCGCCTCAACGGGACAGTCAATTGATTTGTATAGATCATCATGGATTCTAGAGTTCTTATATGCACCCACTAGATGTGCCCATAAAACAAAGAGAGCATACACCTGTGCGAATGGAGGCCCAGCCATTCTCTCGCTGGAGTAATTGCCAGCACAAACAATGGCTAAGAAGTTATTGTTCGCGTTTGTCTTTGGGACAGGCGACCCGTGTCCACCTTGCGACCATGTTGCATCTTCTAAATCATTAGCCCAATAGATTACACCGGACCTATCTATATAGAAAGTATACAGTAGAGCGGGGCAGCCTGATGCTGATACATGATTAGGTCCGACATGGTACCGCGCTGTGTTGTGAACATCATCGCCGCCACCTGTATGGTGAACGACAACACCCTTTATGTCTGACAAAGAACGCTTACTGAAAGTTTTAGTTTCATGTCTAGGTAAATCTTCTCTTGCATCTACGAATCTAATCATAACTTCTCCTATGGTGATGAAACAATAACACTATAGGGGGCGGTTCGCTCGCTTCTGGACTTGTCACCCTGACAGACGGGGCTGAATGGGGCACTGCGGCGCTGGACTTGACAGCCAGTGGGTGGCGGGGTTACATTGTCGCTACCGCAACGGGGCGGTTTAACCGAAACTCAATCAGGAGAAACCATGAACGCACCAACCAGCGTTACTGTTAATAGAAAATCTTTAACCCTTAACCCAAGAAACATTATTAAATACTCAGCAGGAGTAAGAGGCTCTTCGCTAAGTATACTCGGAAAGAACACAGCTTCTAATCAGATGCTCAACCTAACTGATGTTAGGAATATGGTGTTCAACATCGAAGGCAAGCAGTCACCCAATGATATACAGAGGGAGACTAGGATGCTTCAGCTATCTATTGAGAATGGTCGTGCCTATGGCACAGTGTTCTACAGAGATAGAGTAGATGAGAAGATGCCGTTTACTAAGACTGCTCTTACTCAGCTTTTCCAGTATGTTGATGGCATTGATATGAGAAATCTTAGGAGTCACTGGGCTGTCGATAGCCGAGGAGATAAGCTGGCTTCTGCAATGTATGCTCACTGTTCTATCAACATAACTGATACCATGTTGATTAGAACTATAGACCGTGGCGGTGAGAAAGTCATTCGCTCAGTCCATTCAGCAGGACACAACAACTGCTACCAACCATTCAGCAATCTTCAGCTTGTTGATTCATTACTAGAGGGTGCTCCTGAGTATGCAGAGGCTCCTATCCTTGGCTTCACATTGAATGATGATGGGCTAAGAATTAGACTTGCTTCACCAGACATTCACGATGGACTCGTTACCCACCAGAGATTAGACAAGATTGAGGTTAATAAACCAATCAATACCTTTACCCTTAGAAACTCTGAGACGGGACAGGGTTCGCTTGGTATCGACGGTGGCATCTGGACTTTGGTTTGTTCTAATGGAATGAGTCAGTTCAGAAAAGAATACTGTAAGTCTACTCCTCATAGGGGTCAGGCAGACAGGCTAGTGGGCTGGTACTCTGGTGCTATTGAGGATGTTCTTACTGCTCAGTATGGTGTGATGGATAGGTATGATGAGGCATTGAATACTTATGTCGATGACATTCATGCTTTCACAATGATGATGTTTGAGGAGGCAGCAAAGCGTTCACGCCATGCTCCTGCTACTAACAAAGGAATCATTGAGGCAGTCAGGAAGAACGGTCTTTACGATGAGACTACTCCACAAAACAACAGTGTTGCTCAGGTGTCTCAGGCTGTTGCCTTGATTGCACAGCAGCAAGACTTTGAGGGAGAGCGATTGCTTGAAGAAATTGCTATGGATATTTTATACCGAGGAACAGCGATGGCTGACCCACAGGGTCGTGTTATTGTTCCGGTAGCTTAGATGTGAGGAGCGACTAGAGGTCATAGCTCCCGATAAATATAGGATACCTCCGAGTGGGTGCAAGGCCCACATTTTTTAACAATCCAATTAAGGAGGCGAGTGATGCCAAAGAATAACCATGAGAATAGGGCTAAGTTAGCC